AACCAAGACTGACATGGATGACCAGCTTCTTGAGGTTGTCAAGAAAGCAATGGTTGCACGCGAGGGCGAATGATTTAAGGGGCGTAAGCCCCTTTTTTTATAAATAAATATACGGAATTCAACGTCGGAGAAACAATGTCTTTATACGGAAGAGTTGACTCCACTGCTAACCAGACCGCTGTCGGTCGTACTATTGGTAACAGCGGTGGGTCTGTAACAAAAACTATCGTCTTTGTTGACGAAACAGAAGCAGGTCTGGACGAGAATAAGTCTCGTGGTATCACTGCTCCTGGTTGGTGGGCATATCACACCTATACTGATGTATCTGGTGCTACTCGTCACCGTGCAGAGCACTTGATGGTTCTCACGAATCCTGAGGCTAACTCTGACGAGACTCTGAGTGACGACACCATCGCAGCAGACGCAACCAACACCATCACGCTCAGCACCAACAATACTGACAAGACTACTTCGTCTGGTGCAGCAACCTTTGTGGTCGCAGCATCCGTCACCAACTCTGGCACAGCAACCTTCCAGTGGCAGAAGCGTGCATCTTCCAGCGGTCGTTTCGCAAACGTCTCTGGTGCAACCAGCACCTCTCTGGCACTTACAGGTCAGACTGCAGCAAACGATGGCAACCAGTATCGTGTTAAGGTCAACTCTAACAACGGTGCAGAAGAAGTAATCTCCGCTGTAGCGACACTAACCTTCGGTAGCTAATGATTTTCAGCGAATTGAATGCAGATAACTACATTCTCTTCGCTATGAAACATTATGAAAATCCTCACTGTGTTACCAGAGAGGATTTTGATGAGGATTTAAAACGTTTTAAGTATCTAAAAAGACTCTTGAAACGCTATGTGAGGGGTGGAGAATTGAGAATCCACCTTATAATCAATCACCTTATCATTCTTTATAATGTTTTTGGCGAAGCGACAACACCACTCCTTTTCTTCAAATTAGAGAAGGAGTATTGGTGTATTCTGAAATCTTTTTTATTGTTCTTGAATAAATATCCTTTGGATATGATGCCTAGTTTAGAGGCAGATGATGATATACTAACTCTATTGGCAGAGACGATATGAAGGAAGAAATGATGACAACTGGATTCACTGGTGGGGACGCTGCTACAGGTCCTACTGCTGGATATGATCCTGTCATGAAGTTTCGTAAAAAGTTAAAGAAGACTAAGGAAGATAAGAAGTTAGTTGCTCCTGGTAATAAGTTAGGTGAATCATATGAGTCTCCTTCTAGACTCTTTCAATATAAGGTCAATATTCCTGAGGTTGGAGAGACTGTTGTCTATGCCAATTCTCCAGCAGAATTGACACAGAAACTGCGTCTGCTTATCAATCCCAGATATAGGGGTGATATTTCCATTGAGCGTATCATGCCTGCTAATGCAGCAAAGTTCTTTATGGATAAAAGAATGAAGCACATGAGAAACGTTGTAGACTAATGGCATTCGGACTAGGTAAACTTACAGTATTAGAATCTAAACTTGACATCTACGAGGATCTTTCCAAAGAGATGTTGGACAAGTTAGAGCGTGCTGTAACTACCATTTCCGAAAACAGCAATCGTGTTTCTGTTATACTGGAGAGACATGAGAATCGCTTAGATGAGGGCGTTAAATCTAATCAACTCATCATCAAAATGATCGAAGAGATGAAGGATCAGGAAGAGAAGAATCATAGAATCCTTCATGACAGAATCGATAGAATCCAAAAGAAAGTAGACTCCAATCAAAGGTTTGTAATTGGTGCAGGTGCTGT